GCCGCCACCGCCAGCGCAGCCAGCACCGGTACAACCTTCGCCGCCCGGGCCGGTCCACGTCCACGTCCACGCCACACTGATCCCCGCCGAGCCCCCGCCCGAGCCGACCCGCTGGACGCGCCTGTGGGCCTGGGTCACCAGCATCGCCAGACCCTGGCAGCTACTCCTCGCCCTCCTCGCCGCCGTCATCCCGATCCCGGGTGTCGGCCACAGCCTCGGCAGCATCTGGGCCTACTGCGTAGCCGATGCCCGACAGACCTTCGGCATCGCGTACGGCTACGGGCTCGGCCTCGTACCCCTACTCCTCGCCGGCCGCGCCTTCGCCCGCACACAAGCCCTGCGCTGGCTGACCGCCTCCGTCGTCGCCCTCATCGGCCTGATCGGCGGCGCCCTCGACTGGTTCGACATCGTCACCATCACCACAGGAGTCCACCGATGACCGCCCTCAGCCTGGCCGGTGTCGCCGTCGCTCTCGCCGTCGCCTGGGCCAACATCCGGCCCTGGTGGAAAGGCGGCCGCGACCCCAAAGCCCTGCTGCCCTACGCCTCCGCGCTGCTCCTCGGCCTCATCGCCACCATGTGCGTCGGCGGCCTCCTCGGATGGAGCGCCGACGGCATCGCCAGCCTCATCACCGGCGGCGGCGACACCGCCGTCTCCGCGGCCGCCGGCACCAGCTCGGCGTCGGTGGCGACGGCCCGCATGGGCACCCTCACCTCCGCGGGCGGTGTCACCGCGACCCTCTACTTCTTCGGCGTCCTGCTCGCGTTCAAGGGCGCGGGGAAGCAGGACAAGCGGCGCATGGTCGGCGGTCTCGTGACGGGCGCAGTCCTCGGAATCCTGCCGGGCATCGTCCTCCTCCTGGACTGGCTCCCTGCCGGGGTCAACGACATCGGCGCCTACGCCGAGGCGCTCGTCGAGGGGAAGGTCTCCCTGTGAAGCGCGCCGTTCTGGACGCGGCCGCACGTACGCGCGCCGCGCAGCGCCTGGCGGACGGCTCTCGCATCGTCTACGAGCAGCGCACCGCAGCCCTGACCGCCTGGGTGAAGGCCGGCCGACGCGAGGACCTGGACGGCTGGCGCGCCGCACTCGGGCCGCTGCTGCGTCTCGCCGTGCTCGCCGCGGCCGCGTGCGTCGCGTACGCGGTCGTCCGCGCGATCCCCTGGCTGATGTGGCTCCTCACCGCCTGGTTGGTCCGGTCCGCATGGCGCGCCGCCCCGGCCGCCCAACCGGCCACTGACGCGCCGCCCGCCGAGGCCCCCGACGAGCCCGACCCCGGGCCCGTCCTCGCACTGCTGGCCGAGGTCCTCGAGGGCCGCCCTGCGGTGCACCTCTCGGAGGTCCTCACTCACCTTCAGAAGCAGGGGCAAGGGGAGGGCTGGAAGGTGGCCGACTTGCGGGCCCGTTTCGAGGCTCTCGGGATCCCCGTCGACCCCAAGGTGAAGGTGAGCGGCATCCCGACCCGCGGGGTCCGTCGGCGCGACCTCGACAGCCGCTTCCCCGGCTGGGAGACGCCGCCTGACCTGCGGTTCTACCGCGCCGTCTACCCCGATCTACCCACCGTCTCCCGGCGGATCTCCCGCCGGTCTACCGGGGCGGCCCTCGCTGCCAGGCATCCGGCCGCCCCGGACCCATCCCGAACACGAGACAGGAGCCAGCATGGCACTAAAGAAGACGATGTCTGTCGACGAGCTGCGCGACCGTAACCAGGCCAGCCAGGCCGCCGCCGAGCAACAGAAGGCAGCCGAACCGAAGCCCAGCACGGGCGAGCCCCAGACAGGGATGATGGACCGATGAGCAACGAACGATTCCGGTACCGCGGACCGGCCACCATCGACGGCGTCACGTTCCCGCTCGTGCAACTCCATGAGGAGGCGCCGGACGGCGGCCTGCGCTCATGGGAAGGCTCGACCTCGTTCGCCGCGTCCAACCCGCCTGCCGGCTTCTCGCCGAACGTCGGCAACGCGGGCGCTGTGACCGTCGAGCTGCCCGACGACCGCCAAGGGCAGTTGCTCGTCACCGACACCCACTTCGACGGACAGACGTGGACGCTCAACTTTCAGGGCACGGGCCGGCCGCCGGGGGTGGAGGGATGAGTGAGCGAGTGCGAGTGAGGGTGTTGCTGCTCGTCGGTGACCAGGCCGAGGTTGTCGCGGATGCTGCCGATGCGGCGGCGCCGGCCCGGTATCCGGCCGGGGATATCGCGGCCGCGGTGGGTGTGCCGGCGCGGGAGTTGCCGGGTCGGCGGCTGACGGCCGTGGTCGGCGCGGGTGATCGTTTGTCCGGGTGGCGACTGGCGTAGCGGGTGGTGAACGGCCCCGTTCCTTCGTGGGATTGGGGCCGTTTCCTTCCCCAAAGGCGTTGCAATTCAATACATCAATGCGTCATAATGGAGACCAAGAGGGAAGGGGCCGCGAACCCCAACCCACCACCCACAACCGGAAGGAAGCCGACATGGCCGACTCCCAGGACGAGATGATGGAGCACATCGCGTTCCGCCTCTCCGTCATCTACACCGGCCTCGTGGCCTGCTGCGAGGCGCTGCCCCTCCCGATCTCCCTGCCGACCGGCGCAGTCTCCAACCTGGAGGCCGTGCCCGCCGTCCGCAGGGTCTCCGAGATCGCCGAGGAGGTACCGGTCCCGGAGGAGCACCAGGCGCAGCTGTTCACGGCGGCGATCATGTGGCTCGCCGCCATGGACCTGTACGGACTGCTCGTGAAGATGGAGTACTCGGAGCCTCGGGCGCATGGCGCTCTGGCTGCGATGATCATCGCTCACGACGCGGTCACCGACCTGGCCGAGTGGCTGCACTCCGACCGCGAGTGACCTGACCCGGCCCCATCTCGCGCCCCCGGCATCCAGCCGGGGGCGCTCCCATTTCCCCGCCAAAGGTGTTGCAATTCAATACATCAAGCCCTATGATGGAACACGTAAGGGCAAGGGGCCGCGAACCCCGAGCCACCACCCAACCGAAAGGACGGACCACATGTCCGACTTCGAGGACTACGCGACGGAGAGGCTTGCGGAGCACATCAGCCGCGTCTACGTCGCCCTCGCCACCCTCTGCCTCAACCTGCCGATCCCGGTCACCCTCCCGACCGGCGAAATCAGCAACGTCGAGGCCATCCCCGCCGTCCGCCGGACGATGGACCTGATCATCGACCAGCCGATGCCCGAGGAGAACCAGGCTCAGCTCTTCGCCGCCTGCGCCCTCTGGCTCGGGGCCATGGACATCTACGGCCTCCTCGTGGGCCACGAGTTCCACTCGGCCCGCGCCCACTCCGCCGCCGCGAACCTGCTGATGGCGGAAGGCTCGATGCTCGACATCGCCGAGTGGCTGGCCAGCCTGCCGGACGGCAACGAGGGCTGATCCACCCCGCGCCCCCGGCACCCAGCCGGGGGTGCACCCCTTTGAAGACACAGAAGACCGGCAGCGCCAGGCCGAAGCCCAGACACCCCCGAAGGGGGTGCTCGCGAAACACTGCCGGTCCCACCCAGCCAGAAAGGCCGGACCACCATGGTAGACACCCCGCCCGCCGACGGTGAGACCCTGCGCGAGATCGCCACCCGCCACGGCCGCGCCTACGACACCCTGCGCGCGCAGTGGTCGCGCCACCCCGCCTGGCCGACCCCGGTCGGCAAGCGCGGCCGCTCGTACATCTACGACCCGGCCGCCGTCGACACGGTGATCGCCGAGCACTTCGAACGCCCGGCCGCCGAGCTCCAGCCCGGCCGGCTGTACACCGCGCGGGAGATCGCTGCCGCCGTCGGCATCAGCGAGAGCACGATCCGCGCAGAACGGTCGAAGGGCCGGTGGCCGGCACCCGACGACACGGAGGGCGTCGCGAACCGCTGGTACGGCCGCACCGTGACGCCGGTCCTCAAGAACCGCCGCGGGTACAGGCGCAGCACAGGAGAATGAGCCTCGTGATCGAAGACATTGTGGCGTTCCTGGGGGCCCGTTACGACGAAGACGAGCAGGCGGCGCGCCTCATGGCTGAGCACTACCCGCCGCCGTGGGAAGTCCTCGACCGTGGATGGATGGCCCGCGTCATGGCCGAGGGCCCCCGCTACTGGGAAGTCACGCGGCTTAAACAGTGGCCTGACATGCCCGCCGGTCGCAGCGCACCGGACCTGGGCGACATCATCGCCCACGTCGCCCGACATGACCCGGCCCGCGTGCTGTGCGAGGTCGAGGCGGGTCGCGGCGTGCTCCAGCTCGTGGCGAAGGCAGAGGAAGAGGCCCAGTCCCCTGACTACCTCGTCAGCCGACCCGCCAGGGTGATGCTGCTGGCCTTGGAACCAGTTCTCCAGCACCTCGCCCTGGCGCACGCCGGCCACCCCGACTACCGCAAGGAGTGGCGACCGTGACCGAGCTGTACCCGTACCCCGTCATCCGCCACCGCTGCACCGGCGTGATCGAGGGCCGGGAGCAAAGCATCATCGTGGACCTGAAGCGCGAGGTCTGGGACACGGCCACGCCTCAGTGGCGCGACGAGTACCTCGACTCCGTCCGCGACCGTTTCACCTCCTGGCTGCGAGCCGAGTTCGGGATCGAGCTGCCGGACGAACGTCGGGCAGCGCTGACGGTGATCGTTGAGCCGCCCAACCCCGAACGGCTCGACCACGCCACCATGACGGAGAGCCCAGAGGAAGCTCTCGCGCGCTGGGCCGAAAACGGGTAGACAGCCCACGAATTACCTGATCAGGGAAAGTGGAGGTCGTCCAGCGTGGGCAGGACGGGAGCAGACGCCCACCTGGGGCCGTGCACCGACTCGCCCGCATCCGCGCGTGCGACCCGCACGAAAGCAGACCCATGCCCGCCTGGACCCTGCACGAGGGCGACGCCCTCACGCTCCTCCCGACCCTGACCGAGCCCGTCGACACCGTCATCTGCGACCCGCCGTACAACTCCGGCGGCCGCACCATGACCGAGCGCACCAGCAAGACCGCCCGCCAGAAGTACCTCACCAGCGGCGGCCGCGACCACGGCTTCGACCTCGGCGACTTCACCGGCGACAACCGCGACCAGCGCAGCTACCTCGCCTGGCTCTCCCTCATCCTCGCCGAGTGCTACCGCCTCACCCGCCCCGGCGGAGCAGCCCTCGTCTTCACCGACTGGCGACAGCTGCCCACCACAACGGACGCCCTGCAGGCCGCCGGCTTCACCTGGCGCGGCGTCGCCGTCTGGCACAAGCCGACTGCCCGGCCCCAGCCCGGCCGCCTCCGCCAGGATTGCGAATTCGTCGTCTGGGGGAGCAACGGCGCGATGATCCCTGGCAACGAACCCGTCTACCTGCCTGGGCACTTCACCGGCAGTCAGCCCCGGGGCAACAACCGCCAGCACATCACGCAGAAGCCCGAGGAGGTCATGCGCGAGCTGGTGCGCATCGTCCCCGCCGGCGGCACTGTGCTCGACCCGTTCACCGGCTCCGGCACCACCGGCGTGGCGGCGCTGCTGGAGGGCCGACGGTTCGTCGGGATCGAACAGTCCGCGTCGTACGCCCGCACCGCCCGGGCCCGGCTCGCAGCGGCCGCATCAACGCTCGCTCTGTGATCTGCTCCCCGCTGTCACACCCGGGCGGCAAACTAGCGCCATGGGCATCAACTGGGGTGACGCACCCACCTGGATAGCCGGAACCTTCGCTGGCGCTGCCGCGATCTACGCCCGCGGGATGCTGAAGAGCCAGCAGAGGCAGATCGCCGAGCAGCGTGCCTTCATCGCGGAGCAGTCGGCGAATCTGGTCTTGGAGCGCGAGGCCCTGAAAGCGCAGGCGGAGGAGCGGCGGTACTCCCAGGCGCGGCAGATTGAAGCGATGCGCTTTCAGAACACCCTGCGGGTGTCGAACCTGAGTGACGCTCCAATCACGAACGCGGAGGTCCAGTTCGGCGACCGATACGCGGGCAGGGCACACCGTTTGGTCCCGACTGGCTCCGGCATCAATCACGAGGCAAGGGGCGGGCAGCTCGACATCCCCGTCGAGATTCTCGGTCCGGGGCGCACTTGCGCCTTCGTCGACAGCTGGGACCGGCGGACCGAGGAATTGGCGGTGCTCTTCTTCACCGACGCGGACGGCAACCGGTGGCAGCTGGACCAGAACGGCAAGCTAGACCCTGCGTAGGCTGGCTGAGCGCCGGACGCTGAGCCTCACGGGCCGGCCACACAGCACACCCCATGAGACGTACTTGCTTTCCGGTGATCAATCCAGCATCCTGTCCCCAAGTCCGGCGTGCCCGGACATAAATCGGTAGGCCCACCAATGCGTGGGCCTTCACTGTTTCCCCACAAAGCCCGCCCTCCGCGTGCCACGATGCCCTCCACCACCCAAGGGGGGCTCACCATGATCGAAGTGTCCGGCCAGGGCGGACAGATCGTCTTCGACGGCCAGTACGTCACCATCACCCGCAAGGGGTTCCTCGCCCGCGCCACCCACGGCAAAGGCGAAAAGCGCCTGCACATCAGCCAGATCAGCGCCGTGCAGTGGAAGCCCGCCGGCGCCATGGTCAACGGCTTCATCCAGTTCACCGTCCCCGGCGGCAACGAGGTCCGCGGCCGACTCGGCAGCCAGACCTCGAACGCCGCCAAGGACGAGAACTCGGTGATCTTCACCAAGCAGCAGCAGCCCGAGTTCGAGAAGCTCCGGTCTGTTCTCGATCAGGCGATCGCCGCGCAGCACGCGCCGCAGCAGGCGGCCGCGGCCGCCCCGGTGTCGGTCGCCGACGAACTGTCGAAGCTCGGCACCTTGCTCCAGCAGGGCCTCATCACCCAGCAGGAGTTCGAGCAGCAGAAGACCCGCCTCCTGGGCGGGTAGCACCAGAGACCAGGCCCGGCCGTTCCGTGCTCCGGCGGCCGGGCCTCTGCATGCCCGGAGGTCACATGGCCAGGAAGGGACCGGTCACCGACGAGGAGCGGGACGAGATCCGGCGCCTGCACGGCGAGGGCAAGGGCCGCAACGAGATCGCCAAGGCACTCGGGCGCGGTGGCCGGACGATCAGCGTCCAGGCCGAGAAGCTCGGGCTCACCTTCGACCGGGCCGCCGAGGTTCGCGCCGCGACCGAGGTCCGGCAGGCCGACCTCGCATCGCTGCGATCGAAACTGGCCTACGACCTCACGCTGAGCGCCATGAAGGTGCACCAGCAGATGTGGGAGCCCGCGGTCGTCTACAGCTTCGGCGGCAAGGAGAACACGTTCAACGACCACCGCTTCGACGAGGCACCGGCCGACGTCAAGCGGTCGCTGTCCACCACCCTCGGTGTCCTCATCGATCGGTCGCTGAAGCTGTCCCCGCCCGAGACTGACGTCGAGGGCCTGGCCGCGGTCGACGCCTGGCTGAAGGGGATGATGGGCGGCAGCTGAGGGGGCGATCGTGTTCGATGCCCTCGTCGGAAAGCAGCTGCGCTCGACCCAGCTCGCGAACGCCCGCGGGAACCTGTGGGAAGGCGCGGTTCGCTCCTCGAAGACGATCAGCAGCATCATGGTGTGGCTGCGCTACATCCGCACCGGGCCCCCGGGCGCGCTGCTCATGGTCGGCAAGACGGAGCGCACCCTGAAGCGGAACATCATCGACGTGATCGTCTCGATGGTCGGCGTGAAGCGCTGTCGGTACAAGGCCGGCGCGGGCGAGGTCATCATCTTCGGCCGCACCATCTACGTGGCCGGCGCGAACGATGAACGGGCCGCCGACAAGATCAAGGGCATGACGCTCGCCGGGGCGTATTGCGACGAGGTCACGACGTTCCCCGAGAGTTTCTTCTCGATGCTCGGCACCCGCCTCTCCGTCGAGGGCGCGCAGTGGTTCGGCACCACGAACCCTGAGGGCCCGAACCATTGGTTGAAGAAGAAGTTCCTCGACCGGGCGCGCCTGCACCTGCGCCGCGACGGAACTGAGGTCGCCTCGGAGGACCCGAAGGCCCTCGACCTCCACCGGTTCAGCTTCGGCCTGGACGACAACCCGTACCTGCCGCCGGCCTACGTCGCCAACCTCAAGCTCGAGTACCAGGGCCTGTTTTACAAGCGGTTCGTCCTGGGCGAATGGTGCCTGGCCGAGGGCGTCGTCTACGACATGTTCGACGAGCAGCAGCACGTCGTCGACATCATCCCGGCCATCCGGCACTGGATGTGCGTCGGCGTCGACTACGGCACGATCAACCCGTTCTCGGCGCTCCTGGTCGGCGTCGGCGAGGACGAGCGGCTGTACGTGGCGAGCGAGTACCGGCACGAGTCGCGCACCGCCCGCCGACAGCTGACCGACGCCCAGTACAGCCGCGAGATGCAGAGGTGGCTCGGCTCGTACCGGCACGGCGGTCAGGAAGGCGTGCACCCGCAGTGGGTGTTCGTCGACCCGTCCGCGGCGAGCTTCATGACGCAGCTGTGGGCCGACGGCATGAGCGGTGTCGCGAAGGCGGACAACGACGTGAAGGACGGCATCCGCAGCGTGAGCGTCGCGTTCGGCGGCGGGCTCCTCTCCGTACACCGCTCGTGCAAGGGCCTCCTGAGCGAGTTGCCCGCGTACGCGTGGGACGACAAGGCCGCGGCCGCCGGCGAGGACAAGCCTCTGAAGGTGGACGACCACTCCGTGGACGCCCTCAGGTACGCCCTGCACAGCACCGCGCACGAGTGGCGCGGCCTGCTGCGCACCGATCTCCGGGAGGCCGCGTGATGCCGAAGTCCGAGGAAGCGCTGGAGCACGCCGCGCAGCTGCTGGAGAAGGCGGAGATGGAGATCACGAACATCCCCCTGATGCAGCGCTACGACGAACTGGCCTGCTCCTGGATGTCGCTCGCGAACCTGCTCATGGAGAAGGAGCGCATCTGATGGCCGTCACCGGGTCCCTTCCCGTCTTCATCCGCGTCGGTGAGCAACCGGAGTTCCACCTCGGCGAGGTCACGTTCGACCTTGACGGCATGGCAGATGTGAAGGCGGTCCGCGGCGCGATCGCCCAGTGCCTGCGGGCGGCGGCCGACGCCTTGGAGCAGCCGGCAGAGGAGGGGGACGACGATGCCGCTCCCAGCTAAGGGCACCCCGTGGCCCCCGATCCACCCCGCGATCCGCAGCGACCTCGAGGACTGGTCCGCCTGGTACTCCGCCAACCCGGACCGGCTGTCCTACCGGTACCGCAACCGGCGCAGCTCCGGGCGCCGCTTCGGGCAGACGGAGAACCGCCCCTCGCAGTACCGCGGTGGGCTCGTCGGCACGGTGGCCCGCTGGTTCTGGGGCGAGCCGACCCCGCAGGGCGAGAAGCGCGCGAACCTCCACATGCCGCTCGCCGCGGACATCGCCCGTACTTCCAGCGATCTCCTGTTCTCGGAGCCGCCGACTCTGAAGGTCGACAACACCGCCACCCAGGAGCGGCTGCAGCAGCTCATGGAGCGCGGCCTCCGCCGCACGCTGATCGCCCAGGGCGAGGTCACGGCAGCCCTCGGCGGCGGATACCTGCGGCTCGTGTGGGACGACGACATCTCCGACCGGCCCTGGATCAGCCTGGTCCACGCCGATGGCGCCGCGCCGGAGTTCGCCCACGGTGATCACCTGCGCGCGACCACCTTCTGGACCGTCCTGGCCATCGACGGGCAGACGGTCATCCGGCACCTGGAGCGGCACGAGCCCGGCGCCATCCTCCACGGCGTTTACGAGGGCACTACGGACAACCTCGGCAAACCGATCGATCTTGGCGCATTCCCGGAGACGAGGAACCTCCTGCCCGCGCGCGAGCTGCCGATCGGGAAGCGCCTCGCCGTCTCGTACATCCCCAACTCGATGATCGCCCGGGACTGGCGGGACATCCCCGGCGCCGCCGGCCTCGGCGCGAGCGACTTCCAGGGCGCGGAGACGTTCCTCTCCGCGATCGACGAGACGTACACCAGCTGGATGCGCGACGTCCGGCTCGCGAAGTCCCGCATCCTCATCCCGTCCGGCTACCTGACCAGCAACGGGATCGGGCAAGGCGTGTCGTGGGAGGACCGCGAGGTGTACGCGGCGATGAACATCCCGCCCACCAGCGACCACCAGATCACGCTCAACCAGTTCGACATCCGGCACGAGGAGCACCGCGCCACGATCGAGGAACTCGTCGGCAGGGTGGTCCGGAACGCGGGGTACTCCGGCGGCACGTTCGGCGACGACTCCGACGGGCCGGCCGTCACGGCGACACAGATCAAGGCCCGCACCGCGCGGTCGATGTCGACCCGGGCCAGGAAGGTCGAGCTCGAGAGGGTCGGCATCGCCGACATCGTCGAGACGCTGCTCATGGTGGAGGCGTCCGACATGTTCCCCGGCATCACTGGGCTCGAGGTCGAGCGGCCCGACGTCCGGTTCCAGGACTCGGTCCAGGACGACGTCAAGACGCTCGCTGAGACCGCCGCGCTGCTCCAGCAGGCGGAGGCCGCGTCGACCGAGGTCAAGGTCGCCCTGATCCATCCGGAGTGGGACAAGGCTGATCAGGCCGAGGAGGTGGACCGGATCCTGAAGGAGACGGGCCGCCTGGTCGCCGATCCCGTCTTCACAGGTGCAGAGGGGGACGGGCATGCCGGTTTCCCCATCGATGGCGGAGGACCTCGCCCGTGAGGTGAGGGTCCTCTATGAGGGCGCGGAGACCGCGCTCCTGGAACGTCTGGCGGCAGCTCTCGAAGCGGACATCGATTCGCCTCGGTGGGCGGAGCTGAAGCTGGCGGCGGTGGGAAACCTGCGGAGTGCCGTCGAGGAGATCTCGGCGGCACTCCAGCAGGACGCCGACGGCGCCATCGCCAGAGCCCTGATCACCGCCTACAACCGCGGCCGCGGTGCTGCGGTGGCGGAGATGGGCGCTCTCGACATCGACCGCGAGCTGGTCGCGCGCGAGGCCCTGCCCAACGCTGCGGCGGTAGACCGGCTGGCCGCTTCCATGGCGAATGACACGCGGCCCCTTCACCAGCGCATCACACGCTCCGTCGTGGACGCCTACCAGCGCATCGTGGCCCGCGTCAGCGGCAACGTGCTGCTCGGCACGGAGACCCGACGGCAGGCCAGCCAGCGCGCCCTCAACGAGTTCGCCGACCGTGGCATCACCGGTTTCATCGACCGCGCCGGACGCTCCTGGAACCTCGCCTCGTACGCGGAGATGGCGGTCCGATCCGTGACCGCGCGCGCCGCGATCGAGGGCCATGTCGACGCTCTGGTCGAGATCGGGCAGACGCTGGTCATCGTCTCTGACGCTCCGCTGGAGTGCCCGCTCTGTGCCCCGTGGGAGGGGGAGGTCCTGGCCATCAACGGTCAGTCCGGGCACCACACTCTGCGCCTGGAGCACGCCGCCCCGCCCGAGCAACCCCGTCGCGGTCTACTCCGGCGACGGGGGCCGGTGCCGACCGTGGCTGTGCACGTCGCCGGGTCGTTGACGGAGGCCCGCGCAGCAGGTCTCTTCCACCCGAACTGCCGGCACTCGCTCTCGATCTACCTGCCCGGTGTGACGACGCGGCCGGTGGCCCCGCCGACGCCGGGCACGACGTACGCCGACACTCAGCGGCAGCGGGAGATTGAGCGGCACATTCGCCGGTGGAAGAGGCTCCAGGCAGCCGCCATGGACGACGTTGCGCGGGCCCGAGCGGGTGCGTACGTGCGCCGGTGGCAGGCCGCGATGCGTGAGCACGTGGCCGCGCACGAGCACCTCCGCCGCAAGCCCCAGCGGGAGCAGATCACGGCGGCCCGATGACCGGCTCCGGCCCGAGCCCGCACTCCGGGTTGGTGCACTTGTCCAGCAGCCACAGGTAGTACGGCTTTCTCACCGTCCCGACGTTCTGAACGGATGACCGCAGGAGGGCACCGCACTCCGGGCACTCTTCGACGTAGTCCGCCGGGGACTGGCTCATGGGGTCTCGCATGGCGGCGGAAGGTACATCGCAGCGCTGAGATCTGCAATCACAGACTTCCGGCCCGCCTGGTGCGGGCCGGACCCCTGATCCGCCGGGCGCGGGTCACTCCCTTTCGGCTTGCCAGGCGCAGGCCACAGCACATCCCGGTTCGCCAGGCGCGGACTACCCCAATGCCCGCCAGGCGCGGGCGCATCACGCCCAGGAGGGCACATGGCGAGGAAGACGCTGCCGCGGCTCGCGGCCACCGGGGCCGGCTGGTCCCACCCGTACCAGATCCACCCTTTCGCCCCAACGTTCTACGCGGACGGCGGGGACGGCGAAGGCTCC